TCTTTTGCCTTGATAAGTAACAGATGAGCCTGCATATTTAGCACCATAAATGATTTGGCCTAAAGTTTGGCTGTTCGCTGTTGCTGAGTTAAATTTAACACCGTCCTCATATTCACCTGTATCAGCAGCCGCCTGTGATGCAGGTGCATATAACTCGATAAAATCAGTTAATGCAGGGTCATCCTCATTTTGGTCGATTGTAAATGTTGTACGTGTTACTGATGTTTTTAATTTTTTTTGCAAAGAGATTTGAGGTGTTGTACCCCATGTCCCTGCTGATTCATTAGCTGTAAAAAATACACTAAGATTTGCACCACCTACTATCATAATATTATTCCTTTAATTTTAAAATACCAAATGTTTTAATTAGATAATTCCATACTCTATTTGTTGGTTTACGTGTATATTCCCTAATTAATAATTTTGCATTCCTTTCACCTTTATCCATAAACCCATTATCATCTAATTTATATCCATCATGAATTAATATAATATCACTATCATAAACTTTATTGTTATCATCATCTATTGTATCTACCCATTCGTGGCATATGCCTTCCCATTGCATGTACTCACATTTTTTTACAAGTCTTAATGCTGCTATAGAGTACCTTTCACGTAAATCAGTAGCTGTATCCTGTTTATGCATTATACCACAAATTGTTAACCATGCACCTACTGCATCTGTTTTATCTATATCCTCTACTATAGATATTAATTCATCATGTGGCATACCTATATACTCATCTGCATCCATGTGTAATATCCATCTGCCTGATGCATACTCATCCATATAATTGCGAACTTTACTAAAATCAAAATCATCATCATAAGATTTATAATAATATCTAAATGTAACAATGTTTTTAGTGTTTGCTATTATTTCTATCTCATCCTCAAATTTATCCTTTTGCACAGTAACACATGATACGATTTGTACACCCTTAGGTAATGATGCTATCCATTTAGATAAATTAGTTTTCTCAGTATGCATTACAGCAACTGATAATAATATATTGTTATGCTCCACTATTTAAATCCTATTTGTAATAATATGCTCTAAATGTCATTAATGATACGCCCTTAGTTTCATCATCTATATATGCAATATTATCAGTAGCTATATAATGTAATGGGCTATATACAGTATCACCATAATCACTACTATAATCACTAATTTCTAAATTTGTTAATGCATACTCTATTAGTTCACACGTTTCCTGCATTGCATTCCGTAATAATGCTTTGCCTAATGTAGGTGATTTTTTTACACTATTACCTACTAATAAATAGATATCTAATTTGCCTTGTCTTGCTACTGCACTATTATCCTCTAATGCCTCTGTTTGCCTCTCATCAGATGTAGAATAAATACCTACATAATCAAATGCATATAAATTCCATTTGTCAAATGTAACCTGCTCATATACTTTAATATTAGGCAAACGTGATAGTTTATCATATATACTATCTAATACTTGTTTTTGTCTAGACATCTATTAATTTCCTTTACTATTTCAGTAACAATACGCTTTTTATACTCAGGTTTTCCATTAGCTTCCCAATCTTTTACAGCTGGTTTAAAATATGCACGTTTTGGCATATTAATACCACCATCTCTAATAATAGCACCTGTAATTTTAGCCCAAAATGGAGATTTAGTTTCTTTGTACTGAGCTGCTGCAAACCATTGCATTTTACCTTTAGACTTTATAAACCCGCCCTCTTCATGTATTCGTGCATAAATTAACTTTGTCCCATACTCTAACTCTAAACTATCTTTATCACCTTTTACCCTAAATATATTATTTGTATTGCCTTTAATGAAACTTTGAAATAATTTTCCTGATACTGATGATAACTTAGCTGTTTTACTTTTAAACACAGTAGCACGTGATGATTCCCCTGCATAACCGCCTGAGTTAGATAAATATTTTGCTATGAATACCTGCATCTCAGCAGGGAACCTCTGCAAACTATCACTAACTACTGTATAAATAGCATTTTCTATTTCTTGGTTATTTATCATACTACTTTTATTTTATATTTAGAAAAGTATTTTTTCCAGTCGATAGTAGATAACAAATTATTATTTACATTCTGCCCTGCACCTGCTGTACTAATTGATGATAAACCAAACCAATTACCACCATTTGCCGTTGTTTTGTAAATGTGTACTGCCATCTCTGTAATGCCCTGTACAATAGATAAAGGCATATTAGCCTCTGTCCACCCTACATTTATAACTGCTTTAAATTGCCCTTGCTCTTTATTCCTGATGATGATATAATTACTACCATCATCATTAGTAAATTTATAATCATTTGCATCCATAGATGTATACACATCAAATTCATTTGCACGCCATGAAAAGCTATTTAAAACAACGTTATTTGTATAGGGGATATATTTCCATTTATGTAATGATTCGAAGCCACTACGGGCATTAGAGACGCCAAATTCATAGGTTACTACAGTAGATTGCAATGGCTGTGCACAATACTCATCAGCCATTGCAAAACACACTGTAAATAAATTATCAATATACTCATATAATGCAGCATCCTCTGCTGTTTGTTCGCCTGCCTTTTGTAAATTCAAAAATGCAAAAAATGACTTTTGCAACGTTGGATATACTGTATTATATGCCATATTAATTATCCTTTTTTATTAGTTACTTTTATCTCAACTTCTTTAACATAGCCACCTGATTTTAACTCAGCTAACTCAGATGCATGCACATGAGTAATTGCCCCTATAGGCTGACCATAAATTGATTTTAAAACTATTACATCTATCATATTAGTAAACCTTTAATTAATTAAGATGCAGATGTTTTAAGTACCCCGATTGCACTTGGTGCAGGGAATGCAAAAGCAACACGCTCAGTTAAGCTAATACCACGCTGATGTGTACCACCTAAACCTGTTGCACCGAAATACTCTGTAAATTCTTGTAATAGAATATCCTCACGAATACCCATAACAGTGAACTGTGAAAAGTCTGCATAGATAGCACAGCCTGTACTAACTGCTGATGATGGGAACAGAGAGTCAGGTACAACGTGTAATGGTCTGCCTGTTACTGATGTATATGTATTATTAGCTAATGCTGTTAATCCAAACTCAGGAACATCCATAGGCTTAACCATATCAAATATAGGGCGTAGGTTTTGGTCTTTTTCTTTTAACAAATATCCGAAAACAGATTGTGGTACAACATATGCACCATTAGCACCTACAGTACTATTAACACCTAATCTAAGGTTAATCAAGTCTGTCCATGAGATATTACTAAATGCTGTTTTACCTGATGTAGAACTATCACCTAAATACTTTACTGTAGTACCTGATGTTGACAAAATACCTGTAAAGTTAGCACCTGTACCATCACCTTTAAAATATTGTGCATCCTCAATACCTGCAATAGCACGTGCCATTGCATTAGTCATATAATCTAATAATGCAGGTGTAGCATCTTGCAACTCTTCCTCTGATACGATTGCACCTGCCACTATCTTTTTAGCAAGTAATGTACTTTGTGTAAAAAATGATGTAGAGTCTGTTAATGTTAATCCTGAACCCTCAGCAACTACAGATGCTGTAAAATTACCTGATGATGCTAAGTATTCTTTTTTGCCACGCATAGGGTATACTTTTGCTAAACCGCGTGCCCAGCCAAATTGGTCTGCATAATTCATAATCTCTTCTACCCAAAACTCAGGTACAACCGCTCCACCCTGTGATGCAGTACCTGTGTTAAAGTTTGCACGTGTAATATATTTAGAATTCAAATCACGTGCTATATCGTATGCATCACCTTTTTTACCATTAATAGTAGCTAGCAAAAATTGACCTACACCCCGTGCCTGCTCTACTCTGCTATCAAATGATGCCTTAACATTTACATAGCCCTTCGCATTTGCATTTAATGGGTTAGATGCTCTTAGTGATTCTGTTACCTTTCTATTTACAACGTCTTTTAATTGCTCTTGTGTTATAATTAAATTACTCATTATTTTTATCCTTGTTTAAATTAAATTTAATAAATCATCTGTGCTCAGTTTCTTAGGTACATCGATAGACCTTTGTGACTGTAGTACCTTTTTAATTTTGCCTTGTCCCTCGTTAATCATCTGTAAACCTTCTAAAATCATCTGTGATGATGTAGCACTAATTTTTTTACCAGCTCTAACATCTAATGATGCTGTAGATGGCTCAGCAGGTGCTACTGTTTGTGATGCATCAGGTGTTACTACCTCAGGTGCTACCTCAGGTGCTTCACCATTTAATGTTGCTAACAAACTATCATTTAATGCTAATACTGCATTTTCTGATGCTATTGTAGCTTCATCCTCTGCTATTGCTAATTGCTCTGTTAGGAATACCATTACGGCCTCTGTTAATACAGGCAGTAATTGCTCTGATATTGCCTGTGTTTGCTCAGGTGTTAACATTCTAATTACCTTTTTTAGTTTTTGTAAAATTGTTTTTAATCTAGATTTTTCATCATGTATATTTGTAGATTTCTTAATTAATGCCCCTCTGTTAGCAGGTATAGTTACTACACTAAACTCTACTAACTCAGATGTATCATATACTGTTACCTTTTCACCATTAATAGTTTCATCATGGTATGTAACAGGTATAATACCTACTGATACTGCATTTAAATAGCCTGCATTTAATAAATCTGCTATTTCGCATGCATCCTTTGTTAGTCTATGTACCTGTATTGTTGCTTCTAAGTTTTCGCCATTCATAGCAAAACCCAAACATTTGCCTATAGGTAAATCATCAGAGTCATGCTGTGCTAATACCACAGGGTTATTTAGATATGCACTATAATCTATTCCTGATGGGATTATAATAGTACCATATCTATCTATCTCAGGTGTACTAATTGTAAATGTATAAATATCACTATTTGCATTATATTCATGTACATCATCTGTATCCTGAGCATATCCTGATTTATTTATTATTAGTTCTCTTTTTATTATATCCATTACGTATCCTGTTTATTATAGTTTATTGCCTTTGTTGTTTTTTGGCATCTCTACAGGGAATAAATAACATCTGCATCTGACTACATTAGCACCTGTTACTGTTGTACCACCCTGTGAACTGCCTGCAGGTCTATCTATTTTAGTGCCATCACTAAATACAAAATATCCTAATTTGTTTTCTATTTGCCCATCCATAGCCCTGTGTGATGGCCTTACCTTATTATCCCTTTGTGTATTCCACATAGATAACTGTTTAAAATCTTTGTACACATTCTTTTGCACACCTGTAGTTACTGATGTAGCTGTAGTCTGTGCTATTGCCTCTGCTCTGCCTCTAGATAATTGCTTATATTTATTCTGCAATATAATAGATAGTTCCTCTTTAGATTTAGATGCATTACTAGCTAATGTAGATGCAATATCATTGCGTACCAATTCTAATGAGTCTGATATTTTCATATTGGTATCATATGCCATCTTTTGCATTTGCTTCCCAAACTCACCTGATAAATCCTCATTACCTGCCTCAAATTCTTTTAACACTCTTTGTGTTACTTTGTCAACTGCTGTATTAATTTTATCTGCTATTGCATTCAATGATTCAGGATTTACTATAATTGCCTGATTAAAATTATCACTAGCTATTATATCCTCTGCCTGTATATTCATATCAGAAATTGCATCTTTAATAGGAGCATATAACTGTTTAGTTACATCCTGCTGTATCTCATCGTATTGTGCCCAATGTTTTGCACGTGCATCAGCAGTATATGGTGTTAAGTTTCTAATTACTTTTTTTTTTACAACATCAGGAACGTTTGTAGAGTTAACTATGTTTGTTAATGGCTGTAACCCACTTGCTATTAATGGTATATCACCATTAGGTATTTTATCATATCCACGTTTACCACGTAAATCATTAATAGTAGCTATCCCGTATTTTAGTTCGAACTCTTCTTTTTTAATATCCTTTTCAATATCAGTAAATTCATAAGGCAATGCATCTACTAATATATCATCCTCAAATCTTTGAAAATGTCTTGTTAGTTCCTCTGCTATATAATATGCCTCAGGCTGTATAGTTTGCTGCCTAAATACTGCATATTGTACCTCTGCTGTTGCTCTGTTTTGATATTCACCTGTTAACATTCCTGTAGGTACACCAAACACCTGAGCTATTTGAGACCTTACATCCTTTGATATAGATTCATAACTAATAGATATAGTAGACTCAGGTGGCAAAGTTAGTGACATGCCATTAGTTAACAATGCATTTAATTTATAATTAGGTAATCTCTCATTCCATTTATTACGCATGCTATTCCACTCATCTGCATCCATATCCTCAGGAATAGATGCAATTAATGGTGGTACAGCATTATTAGCTAACAAACGCAATAAATATTTACCTACCTCATTATCTATAGCAGCATACTGTAATGCAGCAGTAACTAAACCTGTACCGAAAATATTCATGCCTACGAGTTCCTCACGTAAACCTACAGGGTTAACCTTTGCTAAGTGTATCACCTCATTTTCAGGCAGGTATATTTGTCCATCTTTAACACTATTATATACGTATCCCTCTATAAAGTTATTACCACCCTTAATTACTTTAACTCTAGTAGAATTTAATACCCACATTTGTAACGGTACATCGTGGCCTAGTGTAGGTGTCCATATAAATGCATTACCATTAATACACAACCACTGTTCTAAAAATGTAATTAATTGTGAATAGGTAAAGAAAGGATTAGGGTTAGCTAATAAACGTGATACCCAATGTGCATTACTTAGTTCCTCTTTATCCCAATTTTGTAACTTATACCCTTTAAATTCTGCTGATACTAAACCATTGCAACGTAATTGCAAACATGAGTACATAGTACCATATGCAGTAGATTCTAACTCATTTAGGGCATTTGGTGCTGTTACATTGCTATATGTATCTGATACATTATAAGGCATTAAATTACGTTTATTACCTACACCTGTAATAAATTTAATACGCTCTACTATGTTACTGTATATACTCATATTAATATAGATGGATTCTTTTTAACAACTGAAAACGCCATGCTTAATGCATCTATCATATCATCATGTTTATCTTGTTTAGTGCCTGTAAATGATAATAACTCATCCGTAAACTCAGGTAATAAGTGTGGTACATGATATACTAACCCCTGCTCATATCGTGCCTCTACAGGCTGAAAACGTGTTATTTTATCACGATGTGAATGTATCCCAATTACATTTATTCTAGTGTTACGTTTTAATTCCTGTACTAACCATGCCTGAGCCTGATTAGATTCTATTGCTACTATTTTAGGCTGCCATTTAGACTCAGCATCTACTATTTGTTTACCTATATCTACAAAAGACCAACGGCCACGCCTTACCTCTTTTATTACTATCTCTTTGTCTGCTGTTACCCCTATTACACAAATAGCAGTATAATCATTAGTATCATGCATACCTATTGCTAAATCAACCCCTATGTAGTGTGCTATACATTCTTTATCATTGGCTATCTTTAACCATTCCCTTTTAATCTTTGATGCATCCCTATCTACATACTCTGCTAAATATTCCTGAGCAAATACAATAGATGGTAATACATATTTTTGACTATCTATCTCAGATGCATCTATCAATGGGTTATCATAACTTGTAAAATGGAATGATTGCCAATCTGTAAAAGACTCAGAATATTTATCTATTTGGTGAAAATGATTTTTACCCTTAGGTGTTGACAAAAAAAATGCATCACCTTTATAATCATTTAATGTTGGTCTAATTACAAAATTCCATGCATCCTCAGCATTATCACAATGAGCCCACTCATCTAAAATTACTCTATGGTATTTATTGCCTCTTAATGCATCAGCACGCCATATACCTTTTAATGATAATACACTATTACCTAATTTAATCTCACCCTCTTTACATTCTGCACCTAATTTAGTAAATAGCTGTTTGGCTTCTTGATAACGTCCCTTTAAATCCTCATTAGATGGAGCTGTATATAATACCAATGCATTAGGTAATGATAACATACATTCTAATGCTAATGCAAAAGCCAATGTACTTTTACCAAATCTACGGCCACATCTAATAGTATTAAATCTTTTACGAGATTTAATTATATCTGTTTGTGCATTATGTAGTGTTACATCAATCTGCATCTAATGTATTCCATTTAATGCTATACACTTCACTAGCTTTGTTTTGTGGTACATTACCTGATAATCTATTAACCTCATCCTCTGTACCTATTAATTTCATTAACCCAATCTGTAAAGATGCATTATCAGACTCGTACCATTTACGCCGCATATTAGCCTTCATCTTAATACGTACTTTATCTATCTCTGCTTTTAATTCTAAATTGCGTTCACTTCCTGATGGATACCAATCGTAAAAAGTAGATGGATGTATAGGCAATAAAGATAATACCTCATCTATAAATATTAGATTATGTTTATTAACTAAATCTATTGCCTCTTTATATATTGCCTCTTTATCGTATGCCATCTTAATTATGCCCTGTTATATATATCGTATTTATGCTATATATCATATCGTACCTTTGCATGTATTTTTGTTTGCTCTATAATAGCTTCTAATTCATGCATTAAAGATTTTAAATCATCTGCTGTATTACATTCTATAGATGCTTTGTATTCTATCGTATCATTAGCATTAGATAGTGTTAATTCATTAGCATCTGTAGGTAAATCAAAACCCCAATTTTCTAACTCGATTAAATCCCATTCGTTTGCAATGGCATCAGTATCCCAATCACCATAAGACAAATTATCTTTAATAATAAACTCAGATTGTTTATCAATATCCCAATCCACTATAGTAACAGGCACATCTGTAATATTAGCCTTTTTAAGGGCTTTTAAACGCATATTACCACCTAATACTACATTATCCTGATTTATCACTAATGGCCTAATTTGTAGCATCTCAGGGAATGATTTAATACTATTAACAAGTTTATCAAATTTATCCTTTTTTATAGTACGGGGATTTTTCGGATTTTCTTTAATTAATTTGATATCCATTATTTATTGCTACCTGCTAATATGCCTAATAATAACCCTATGCTAAATGTACCTATTAAATGGCTATAATCATATGTATTGTGAGGGATTGTAATAGTTTGTGTAACTAATGTATCTTTTGCAGGTCTCAAATGTAAATTAAAAAATGCACTATCATTAATATAGTTAAAACCTATATTAACAGTATCATGTGTATTTGTTATAATTGTATCAGATGTTATTATAAATGATGTATCACATGGTATGCTATCAGTAACTATATATCTATCATTGTATAGTACTTTTACCTTACTAACTTTAACTGTATCACGTACTGTAACTGGTCTATCTATTACCCTAATACTTTC